ACTAGAACATTCAAATCAGCTAACTTCATAGCTAATCTCCTGATCGGCTCAGATGATACTTCTTTATATTTGGCTAAAGAACTACTTGCAGGAGAATAATATCTAGACGATGTTTATAGAGTATAACTCGTCGCCGCAGCAAACCAATTAATCGAACAAGCAACCAGATTGTTCTTAGTTGGATTAGCCCTAACTAAGAGAAAGTTCTAAGACTTAGTGTAAGGCGTTAAGGATTTTGATACTGGATTAATCCTTAATAGAAAAAGAGAACATTTCATCAGATTAGAAGATGACGGAGTGGGAGCAGGAGCCATTAGTTCAAAGAAGGTCACTAAGAATTAATTCTTCCACAAGTCAGAAGACGTCTGTTACGACTTATCAGCTACAAATTAAAAAGTTCTCAGAGAAATGAGGTTCTATGATGTTGACACTAGAATGCCACTCGGTGTGCTCACAGCCTCTGAAATCAAGGAAAGGTATTCCAGACTATGTACCTGTTCCAAAAATGCTCCTAAAAAGATAGTTACTGATAAACTCTAAAATCTACCAGAGGAGTTATCTTTTGCTACTTATGGCAACTGTCCCATGAATGCCATCTGTGCTATCGTTATGAGATAAGGCGGTAGCAATCTACATCCTGAACCAACTGTGGTTAGGTAATTCACCGAATATGTCCAGTCATAGCGCGTTGGTTTGGTGAAGAAATTTAAATATGCTTTAGATAAATTAGATAGAACATAATACACTTTCGATAAATACATTGAGAAAATAGCTAAAGTTGATAAGAAAAAAGCTCAGTCCTATGTCCAAGGAAGAGCCAGTGCGATATCAAAAATGAAAATCGATAAGGAGATGAAGTGTTTCCCAAAATCCGGGGAGTGGTTTATTAAACGCGCAAACGAAGATGTCCTAGGTCTTTCTAACAGACCACGAAACATATGCAATCCTAGTAGTGAGTTATTAGGAGTTTGCAATCACGTGAACTTTATTTTGCTAGCTTGTTTGAAGAAAGCGTTTCCAAGCTATGCCAGTTATCTCCCGTACGAGTAACTGTAGGACAGAATCTACAATGAGGCTAGAAGAGTAGAAAGGGAAGGGCCAATCACGTGTATCTCTTCAGACTTTTCGTCTCATGACTCCAATCAACACGCAGAGTTAATCGAAGCTGTTGATAATTATTTAATCAGAGAGATTTTACCACATATATATCCAATGTTGGACCTACCTTAAGGATTATATGATGAGGTACTGACATCAATCACCAAGTTAGACACTGTATTAAATTATTACGTCAATATAGGGAAATAGAGAAGAAAGTTATTTCAGGCAAAGTTATGGGGAACAGTTACGTCAGGACACCCCACTAGGACGACATTCGGCAATACATTGAGAGTGTCACTTTACTTGTAATACCTATTTCACATCAAAGGAATCCATCCGGACAGATACAGTATGTTCGTTGGAGGAGATGACTTCTTCGCAGTTGTGGTAGAAGAAGACCTAAATAGAATAGACGATGGAGTAGCAGAATTATTTTGTGCTAAGAAATTTGGTTTCCATGGTTTGGGCCAAAGCACAAGGAAAGTCAACAGACTGGGTAAAAACATAGACTTTCTATCAAAGATAGGGAACATTAGTGCTTCTTATACCTATCTTCACAGATAAGCGCCAAGAATAGGAGTTTAATAAATGTATTCGGATACATCAAACACTTCATGGGCTGATCTGTAAATGGCGCTTAGTTGCTCGCTGTACTGTTCAGGCGCCGGATTAGATTACGTTGATTAGCTACTAGATAGGCTAGGCAATCAACATTAAGGCATGGATCTATTCAAACTTCAAGAGTTTATGGACAGAATAAAAATCGCAACACCAGAAAAGGCTCTACAACTATAGGCCACTCTTGATTAGAAATTAGCTTTACCAATCGCGGGACATGAAGCTAAGGAACTCGAACATCTTCGAAACACCGCCGCTTTCGG